AACGGGTAGAACATGACGTCCTTTCCCGCATCCCTCATCGCGCGTATCGCTTCGATGACCGAGGTATCGGACGGGGTGCCCCCATAGATCGAAGCATCATCGATCTTTGGCACAAGCTCGGCATTGGCCCGCGTGATCCCCCCGGCCCGCCACGGCATCCCGACCCCGTCGAACTGTCGCTGTTCGACCTTGGGCCGGATCGTGCAGTCAGAGCATCTGAGATCATCGCCAAACCAGGACACGACCAGAGACACTGCTCCGACGTTCGGTAACTCTTGGCTCAGTTGGTCGAAGCTTGTCGAGAAGTCGGTCTTGCCCGAAGGAGAATGGACATTCGCTGTCCGATTTCGACCAATCGACTCAGCATAATGGACGGACGTTGTCGCAAGGCCATACTCGCCAGTTCCCGGGATCAGGGCCACGGCGCGGACCGCTTTATCTAGGGTTTCTGCCTCTCCGACCAACGAACCCTGTGCAGGCCGCACAACCTCGAAGCTGAACTGCGGGACCCGGTTGCCGAAGGCTGAAAGCTCAAGATCCTCGATGACAAGATAGGCCAGGCCGCGACAAGCGGGCGCTCGTCCACTGCCCTCAATGGCCTCGACAAGCGGGTCCGGCAACTGGTCTTCGCTGCCAGTGTAAAGACGAAGATTCAATTCCAAGGCTGAAATCTCATTTCCGTCCGCCCAGATGCGGCCCAGGCGAAGGATCTCGCCTTCGCAAAGTGCGATCGCAAGGCTCACCGAGTAGCTGTACTCGTTGACCTTCGGTTTCGGTGCCCCCTTGCCGGTCCGGCGGCGACGGACAGTTTCCACGAACTCTGTCGCCCAGATCACCTGCCCTGCAACGCGCATACGACCCCAGATCTGGCCGACAGCAGCGCCTTCTCCAGCCCCCGTAAGCCGAAGCCGCTCAAGTCGACCGATATCGACCGGCTCTGATCCGGACCCCAGCACGCGCTGGTCGATCGCCCGACCGACGGTTGCCCCGACCGCGCGCCCGATTACGGCGCCCGAAAGCCCAAGCACAGTCCCGCCAAAGCCCGCACCAACTGCCGCCCCGGCGGCTGAGAGTAGCAGCGTTGCCATTCATTTGGCTCCTTCTGGAAAGCAAAACCGCGCCGCCACTCGGCGCTGCCACGGCAGCGAAAGCGAACTCTCGATGACGCCGTAACCTGTGTAGGAATGGATGAACTTGGGATGCGATCCGACCTGCGATTGCAAGCCAAGGTGCTTGGCAATGCTTCGATCCCGCATCCGGAACAGCAGAACATCCCCGGGAGCCGCGTTGTCTTTGGCCTTGGCAACAAGCCAGCGCGTCGCTGCAGCAAGCAGGACCTCCTGATGCGTCGGCTCGGCCCAATCGTCGGTATAGGGAGGAACCGGTTCGGGCTCTTCGCCGTACAGCATTCGCCAAACGCCCCGAAGCAGGCCAAGGCAGTCAGCCCCCGAACCCCTCAAGCTTGCCTGATGCTGATACGGTGTGCCCAGCCACAGCCGCGCCTCAGCCAGCGCAGCAAGTCCAATCGTCATGTGGCACTCCCGCCCGCGCGGCGAGCCCCGCCTGTCGCGCGATCAGGAACCGGGTAAGACGCCAGCCAGTCTTCGCCCGGAACATGCGGAAATCCTCGGAAATTCAGGAAGTTGGCAAACTTGTTTCTGCAGGTCGTAGCGGTCTTGTCACATCCTGCCCGAAGCCGGATTTGGTCCCCTGGAAGGACCAGGGCACCGATGGATTGCCAAAGCTCGATCCGGCGCAAGCTGCCATCTTGACGATCGTTCTTGACCACCCCGAACAGACCAGCTGCGGTCCCAGTCAGGACATCGAGCCGGCCCCCTTCGAACCAGCGATCATCATACCCGATAACCCCCGAAAGCTGAAAACCGCGGTCATCTTCGGAATTGCTGACCACAGCTTCGACCGTAAACCCGGGTTGAGACAGGTCGAACCGGCACTTCTCATCACCCAAGACCGCCGAACAGTCAGGCGTATAGGCCAACCCATGTGGTCGGTTCAGCCGTTCACTCAACCCCCGCAGATCGGCCTTGAACGCGCCGCCCGAGCGCATCACTTCCCCCAGATATCCCCGAAACTGCTCGACGAAATCCGTAGGAGAGCGCCAGTTGACCAAATAGGCCCGGACCTCTGCATCATCGTAGCGTCCGGCCATCAGATCGGCCTCGGTGATCGCTGCCGCGCTCAGCGCTCCGAAGGCTTCCGTATTGTCGACCGAAAGGCCGGTCGTCTGCTGCAGCACCCGCGCGGTCATCCCGGTGTCGGCTCGGCACGGCACACCGTCGACCTCGATCTGCTGATCGTGATCCGTGAAGCCGAGAACCACTCCGTCGCGGCGCGTGATTGTCCAGGCCCTGCAAACCGTGGTCGCGCCGCTTGCCAAGTGCTCAAACAATGCTGCGCGCGTCATAGCCGGAGCTCCATAACTGGAACCGCCGGTACTTCGCCGGCCTGAAACGAGGCAACCGATGTCTGAATGGTATCTGTGTCGAATCGAACAGGAACATCGAACTCGAACCCGGCAGTTACGCGCGTGCCCAAGTCAGGCGGCAATACGAAGGTGACTTCGCCTGTCGCAGTATCGACCGAGAATTCTAGGCTCTCAACCTTCTGATCCCCAGAAATAGCCACCACTACCGTCCCGGCCACCGGCTTGCGGATGGGGCGCACGTAGCTTTGCTGACCTGACACATAAGTCTTCGTCAGCTGAAAGACCTGTGTCACACCATCGCCTGTTCCAATCAGTTGATCGTCCGGTGCCGGCGTCGAAAGGGGCGGACAGGACTTGTAGTCAGACCAGTCCTTCCACCGAAATCCATGCAGCTGCCCGGTGCGCGCCTCAAAGAAGGCAATCAGCGTCTCGACATCGTTCAGCGACCGGAGGCCAACGCCCGCATCATAACGCCGCCGCGAATGCAACCACGGCGTGTTGCGCTCTTCAAAGCCGTTCGCCAACATGACGATCTCGGTCCGCCGCTCTGGCCCGCCAACTGAACCAAAGCTCAGGTTCGCGGGAAACCGTATTTCGTGAAAGGCCATGTTGCTTCCTCACCGATTGCGCTGGCCACGCGACAGGGCGCGGCTGACTTGGGCGGCCACCTGGCCTTGGCTTCGCTGAAACCCCTGGATGTCCGGCGTCGTGATGTTCATCACCACGTTCACGGCCCGACCGCCGGCTGACTGGATGCCAAGCCGTCCGTCCGGGCCTCGCGCCAAAGGCATGATCGCCTCTGGACCTGCTTCACCCATCAGGCCCATTCCGCCACGCATCGGAAAGGTTGTCGGCGATCCGATAATCCCGCCCTTGGCAAAGGGCATCACCTTTCCCTGACTGAAAGTCGCGCCATTGGCAAAGGGCATGCCTGCGCCCATCAACCCTGACACACCCTGCGCCAGAAAGCCGCCCAGAGCATTCGTTACCGGCTTCATCGCAATCGAATAGACCGTATCGACGATCGTGCCCGCCACCGTCTTCAAGGCGTCGTTCAACTTCATGCCGTCGAAAACCAGGCCGTCGAACGCCTTTCGCAGGCCCCCGCTGATGCCGTTTGAAAGCGTGTTCACTTCGCGACCCGTGAAGACCATCGTTTCCCGCATGCGGGAAAGCTCTCCGTCGAACGCTGCCACCATCGACACAGAGGAGCCCAGCTGCGCCTCAAGCGCCTGGAGCTGCTCCTGCATCGTTCCGATATCCGCCATCGCGCTCATCCTTCTTCACATCCGGAAACGCCGCTGCAAGCTCTGCCAGCCGCGCGCGTGTCAGGGGCGGGACCAAGCCTTCCCGCCCCAGCATGATCTTCAGCTCGACTGGCGTAAGCCGCCAGAAGACGGCCGGCTCCAGTCCCAGCCCATGCAGTCCAGCCTGCATCAGGCCGCGCCAGTCGATCGCGCTCATTCTTCGCCCGGCAATGCAAAGGCGCGCGCGAGAAGCTCTGCTGCCGCCCGTGCCGCCTCTACCGGCCCGCCGCCGATTTCCACCCTCAGCAGGTCCGCAGCGGTGCCTTGCCAGCCTCCCCCACGCAATCCGGCGACAATCAGCGCCAGGACGTCTCGCGTCGAAAACCGCCGCTCTTCGAACCGCTGCACCAGATCCAGAAGCGACCCCGTCTCCAGCG